GCAATCACAACATCCTCGTCTTGAAACCAATCGTTAACCACAATGATGTTGGGAATGTGTCTGGCCCATTCGGCACCGTGTATGTCACGACGATCACGATAGTATAAATCATGATTGCCCGGAATAAAGTAAAAGCGATCAAATGCCTTGCTAAGTTTTTCAAGTGCCCTTAGGGAAAATTGTAATGTTTGTAAATTTAAACTGGCTCGATGGTTATGCCAATCACCAAGAAAGAACCCGGTTTCACAATTGTTTTCTTTAGCACATTCGATAAACCAATTGACAAAATTGTCACAATCGGTATTATGTTGTAAACTATTAGACTTTAGACCATAATGAATGTCGGTCATCATTGCCGCTTTTTTAAATAATCCCAACTATATCTCCCATGCTTTATATCCGTTGTGTGATAAACCTTTTGACGTTTTTTCTAGAATTGTTTTGGACCACAGCCCGGTTTGTCTTAAGAATTCGCTTTTACTTGGGTAGTTTAACACACTACCGTCTGGAAATTCAACCAGCAGTTTCTTCGAAACTTTTGCGGCACCTTTGTAGCTGTTGATTCGATTACGTTCTTTTAATTGTTGTTGGTTTGATTGTTGCCACTTTTTAATCCCCTCTGCTTTTTTCTTAGCAACGTCAGGATTGGTTTTGTAAAAATTTTTAAGTGTTTCTGATTTTCTTTTATAAATTTCTTCTGTATGAAGATGTTTTGTTAATACTTTTCTATCTTGACCAGTGGTATTGGCCCACTTTTTTTGGTTATATTCTGTAAATGATTCTCCTAAACTTTTACGTATTGATTGAATTTCAAAATCAGTAAGCATGGATAAATCAGCTCTGCCTAACCCGTCGCCCCCGGGCGTTGAGTTTAGTCCGTTTTTATAAGAATCGAATTTTTGTATGTAAGAAATTTCTGCCAATGCCAATTGACCAATACTGTTAAATTTATCTTCGATTACTTCGTAAATGCATTGATCAATACCAACCTCTCTCATTGCATTGTGTAATTTTCTAATTTTTTGTCTTTTAAATGCATCGCGACAATGCTCTCTCCATCGGGACTGTTTATAGATTGGTTTAGTGTCAAGTCCAATGTAGATTTGATTTGACGGAATAATAGTAATTTTATAGATAAACATATTTTAATCCTAAATGTATGTTTTTATTTATACACTTAGGACCAAAATAATATTACTCTTGATCAATAGAAACAACCGGTCCGGCAATATGATCAGGATTGGATTTGCCAGAGTTTTGACGTGTCCATGACGGATTGAGCCCGTTCATTTCCAAAATGTCATCACGGATGTTTTGATTTTTCTTTTCTAAATTTAAGATACGAGTAAAGCTGTTGGTAATAGCGGCAGTATAATACGCAAAAGGGTTCTGCGATTTTGATTCGTCAAACTGTAACCCAATTTGACTGAGTTGTAACAGAGCTTGCCCACGCATTTCTTCGTTGTAGGTATAGCCACGCCAGTTTGAACGTGTGGCATAGCGTTCGCACAATTTCATAAACATCATAGCAAGTTTACGAGTCATTTGTCCGTGTTCTTTTGAAAACTCACCTGTTTTAAAATCTCCACGCCAGTGACTACGTCCTACCAAAAACGTCTCTTTGTCTTCGGTAAGTCTGTAGTGTTCAAACGGCGGAAAGTTCACACGCATACGTGTGGTATCCAGCACTGGTTCGTCAATCAAGTCGGCTAGAGGATCTTCTTCTACTGCATCAAACTCCAGTATATCCTCAATTTTTTTCTTTTTTAGCGCAGACTTTGGCACTTTTTTTGGAGCCATGGGTATGTGTTCCCAACAAGTGATACGGAATACCAAGTCAGTGTTGGGTATTTTTTTAGGGTCTACTATAGTTCCTTCGCGCTTTAATCTGTCTGCACGGTTGCGTCTTGCTTCAGCAATAGTGCGTTGATTGATTTTTTCCACAGTGGGCAAAATAATATCGTATTGATGATCCAGTACCGGATCACGGTATGTACAATATGAGTTCTTGCTTAGGTGTATTTCTTTGAGAATGTCGCGGTTATTTAAATAGTTAACCTTCTTTGTAGTAACGGGCGTTGTGGCCAAGATTGAATCTCCTAGTAATATACTTATTATACAACAAGTTGCGCCATTGTCAACCAGAGATCATTATATTAGCCGATTATTTTTTGGGTAAATACTACATAGGAAAAGCACATGCCATACATTATTGAAAACGGTCAAACACGATTTGTAACTCAAGCCGAGATTAACGCTTACAATCAGGCCAACCCTTTTGGTTCATTGCCGGTAGCTCCAGCCGGCGGCACAATTACTAATATTACCCCTAATCAAGCCGAGATTGACAACGCAAAAATAACAGTAGAAAACGGCCAAAGCTCATTGAGAAATCGTGAGCAGGCGTTGGCGCAAGCTCAAACAAACGGTGCATCTGCAACAACAATAGCTGAATTACAACAAAATGTTGAAAATCAAAGACGAGTAAATGGTTTTAACGAAGAAAATTTAACATCCTTGCAGGGTCAGGTACCACAACAATTTCTTGTACCCAACACCACCAGCACCAGTCCCGGTCAAACACTGACTGAAACTTATGAGCCTTACAGCGGTCTAGTTACAGTACCTCCGGGTGCTGATCCAGAAGTGCCAGCTGTTGGTGAAAACAATTTGGTACTGTTGAACACTGGTCAAAATCTTGGCACAGTTGACGAATTTGGATTTGTTGAAGATCCTGCCACAGGACTCAATGTCCTACCCGAAGACATACCAGCGGAGCGAGAAGGTAATGAACTGGTCAATCTCAATACCGGTGAAGTGGTAGGAATTGACGCTGATGGATTTACTGAAACCGATGGTGGGTTAAATGTGTTACCTGAAGAAGTTCCGGTAGAGCGAGAAGGTAATGAACTGGTCAATCTCAATACCGGTGAAGTCTACCCTATTGAGGATGATGGATTTGTAGTCACAGAAGGAGGCCTACGTGTACTTCCAGAAGAGGTTGACGGCGATCCTAATGCTTTAACTCCAGAAGAAGGTGGCCTAATTGAATTTACTGATCAAGGAGAAGTAGTCCGATCGGCCGCAGACATACAGGGGTTGAGAAGTCAAGCACAACAACAACAAACAGTACGAGCTCAGAGACAAAACAAAGCACAGGCCGGTGACTGGCGTGTGCGTTTGAGATTAGCACCGCAGTCAAATTATCTTTACAATGATCCACAATGTGGTCCGGTGCTGTGGCCGTTGCGCAACACCGACGGAGTAATATTTCCATACACTCCAAAGATTGACACAGCGTACAAAGCCGAATATGATCCCTACAACCTAACACACTCAAACTACAGAGGATATTTCTACAAAGGCAGTTATATTGATGCAGTTAACATCAATGCTTTGTTTACAGCTCAAGACACCAGCGAAGCAAACTACTTGTTGGCAACAATACATTTCTTCCGCAGTGCTACAAAAATGTTCTATGGTCAAGATGCACAACGTGGTTCACCACCTCCGCTGGTGTATTTGTCAGGCCTGGGCGATTATCAGTTTGCTGAACATCCTTGTGTAATCAGTCAATTCAACTATAACTTGCCCAGTGATGTAGATTACATACGAGCACAAAGCGGCAGCTCCAACGGCACCAACTTACAGACTCAACGAGATCGACAGACCATTGCCGGTAACCCACTGAGCTATGCATTGCAAAGATTGGCCACAGTGGGTCTTTCCAAAGGTGCGTTGCCTGGTCCAGAGGCCAGTAACACTCTAGGACTAGACAATCCTACATATGTTCCTACCAAAATGGACATACAACTTACGCTACTCCCGATACAAAGTCGAGAACAAGTCAGCAAGCAGTTTAGTCTTAAAAACTTTGCCAACGGAAACTTATTAAAAGGAGGGTTCTGGTAATGGCCGCTAACTACGATTCTACCAGCCCGTATTTTACCACAGGCTACAGTCAATTCTATCTTGACGTTATGGTCAACAGACCTATTCCTAAGTTGCCTGACGATCTACAATTTAAAATCAATCAAACCTATCAGTACAGACCAGACTTGCTGGCCTTTGACTTGTATGATACTGCCACACTGTGGTGGGTGTTTTATCAACGCAATCCCAATGCACTATCCGCACCACCTTTGGACTTTGCTGAAGGTGTCACTATCTATCTACCAAAAATAACAACACTAAGAGAAGTGTTGGGATTCTAACATGTCAACTACCAGTTTTATTGAAAGTCAAATTCTCAGTATTCAAACTTCGTTGAAAGTTGCGTACCAGCAATTAACTGCTGCCTCTAATGCCGGAGACTCTGTTCGGGTTAGTGAGCTTAATGCATATATTGATGAGCTTAATCAAAGTTTAACCACAGCTCGAGCTAGATTACAACAAGCCCAACAAGACGATGCACTTGGCACTGCCAGTGCCGGCAATCTAGTCGATGATGATGCTAGAGCCAAAGTGTCTAATTCTAGCACGCAGAGTCCTGATTCTGGTCCATTGTTGTTGAACGCAGATGGAAGAATTGAATCCCCACCAGACACAAATAGTAGCAGTAATGCTGAACCATCGACTTTTTTACAAAATGCTGACACAGGACTTGACGGTCCTGTTCGTAAAACGGAAGAAACACAAAGTACCAGTTTAGGCAACAACGAACAAGGTGGTCCATTATTGTTAAACGCTGATGTTGATGGTAGAGAAAATTTTGATGGATCTCCTGCAATATCAAGCAGTGTTGGGGGTGTACCGGGCGCCGGAGCACCAAGAGACGATACCACAAGTAAAAATCCTACCAAAGTTGAAATTGACAATGTGTTCAACGAAGAAAAAATTATACCACAGCCCAACATCCTTGATCAATATGCCAGCTACACCTACAATGCCAGTTTGTATCTGATGAATGAAACTGATTATCAGGCCATGATGAAAACCAAAACAAAACAGTTAAGAGGTGCACAACTGTTGATGCAAAGTGGCGGAGCTCCTGTGGGCGGTCGCAATCAGTTTTTTACCAATGACTACTACATTGAACGCATTGAACTAAGATCACAAATTACAGGCAAAGGCACCAATGCTGCTCATAATGTTAGCACGGTAAAAATGACAGTGGTAGAACCCAATGGTATCACCCTAATTGGCAACCTTGACCGCGCAGTTCAGGCCTATCTTGGCACAGTAGAAGGTAAAAAGAAAAACTTTGCAGCTCAGATGTATCTGTTGGTCATACGTTTCTACGGATATGATGCACAAGGTAACTTGGTCAAAGCCGGCACAGTGGCACCCGACGGCATCAGTGATCGATCAGCATTTGTTGAAAAATGGTATCCATTGGCCATAAACAAAATTGATTTTAAAATAGCCAACAAGTTGGTTGAATATGAAATTGAAGCCACGAGTGCCAGTTATCAAGTCAATACAGGTACCAGTCGTGGGTCAATACCCTACAACGTTGAACTCAGCGGCGTCACAGTAAAAGATGTGTTAAACGGACCAGCGCAGTATACTTCTGTTACGACCACAGGCGGAATTCAAAAAGATGACCAAGGTGTTGCATTGTTGCCAGCAGATCAAGGTCTAGGAAGTACTACCACAAACACCAATACTGCTCCTGCCAAGGCCAGTGCAGCTCCATCAAACAAAACAACAATTCGCCAAGGATTGTTTGCAGCCATGAATGAATATCAAGCACAATTGGTTCGTGATGGAATATACACTTATCCTGATACCTACAGCATTGAATTTGTAAACGCCAGCCTTGAACAGGCCCTGATCAAAAACAAAGGATCCACTGACAAGAGCAAGGTTTCAAATTCAACCAGTCAGAATGCAGCCAACAAAAAACTTGGCGCCAAACAAAGTGTTGACAACAACAGCAAAATTGCAACAATCACAGCAGGTAGTCAAATAGTACAGGTAATTGCTGAGGTGATCAAAAATTCCAGTTATCTTGAAGCTCAACAAATTGTGATCTTTGATGCCAACTCACAAAAAGAAGAAGCTAACGGAGCTGCTGCTAGTAACTTGGCCTATTTCAAGATTGGATTAGAGGCAACGCCAACCAAGTATGATCCTACTCGCAATGACTATGCTTATAATATCAAATACATTGTAAACGTCTACAGAATCAACGAAGCTGGCAGCAATTATTTTTATATTCCTACATTCAAAGGAGTACACAAACAATACAATTACTGGTTTACTGGAGAAAATAATTCTGTATTGAGTTATGAACAGACCATGAATACTTTGTACACTCAGGTTTTAAGTGGTGGATCAAGCAATCCAGCCACCATAATCAACGACGCAATCAAACGTAATTTTAGTCCTCGCAGTAATCAAAGTAGTCAAGGTGCCGATGGCAAAGTCAACGAAACCAAAGCCAACTTGACAGACTATTTGTATAGTCCCGGAGACCTTGCCGAAGCCACGTTGACCATAGTAGGAGATCCTGCATGGTTACAACAGGGAGAAGCATTTGCTGGTACCAAGACAAATAATCCATTTTATTTTAG